TATAGCTTGTGCGATTTTCAACCCATAATCATGGGATGATTTCTCGTTATCGCTAACTACTTGACTTGGAAAATTATGATTACCTCTCATATTATTTTTTAATTAATTTAGACATACCACCTGTATTTGAATATTTAGCAATATTAATGTTTAATTTTGGTTTTTCTATATTTGCGTTTGGAGTGTATAAATGTCTATTGCAAGCCATTATAGCTAAACCAGAACTAATAGATGCATCAAATTTCGTTCTTCTGTTTATATCGAATCTACTCCAATCGTTTAATGTTTCGTTGAAATATATGTTTCCATAATTTCCATCACCTAAGTGACCAACGTGATCTTGAATATACATTTCAATAGCAGCTGCGTGAGCCTGCTTAATATCCTCACTTGAGTTAGGTATTCCACCTATTTCTTTTTCTGTTACAGATAATTTGTTCCAAGTTTTATCTGGTCTGTTCATAGAGTAACCTCTATATCCTCTTCTTCTTAAATAGTATAACAACCTTGGTTTGTTATTCTCACAGAGTAATGGCATTCCATAAAATACTAAAGCCATTAATACGTCTTCAAAAAATATCTCAGCTGTTTGCGGTCTGGCTATATACTCTAGGAACATATGATTGGGTGGGCAATCTTCCATGCTGAACTTCGTTAATCCGTGTAAAGCTCCGTTAGATCCCTTACCATCTACCGTTCCTGATATATCGTAACTATCACAACCAAAAGCTCCCATATGTTCGTTCGCAGGATATTTAATACCGTTCTTTTGAATTATCTTACTCTGCATGTGCTGTGGAGGTGTCCAGCTTATTTTAAACCTACCTTTTGGATCTGGGTAAAATATAACCCGCGTGTCTTTAACTCCATTCACCCATTGGAAGTTTCCGGTATTGACGTTTGCTGTACTACCTATTCCTTCGTTATAATCTATCTGTTCGTATATTTTAACTAGATTAAAGATACTATTCTTAGCCTCGTCTCTAAACGCATGTTCTGTAGTTCTTGGAAATTGTCTGTAGAATTCGTTTAAACCATCACTATCCGATTTTAATCCTTCTGCTTCGTTTTCCCAGTGTTCTATTATACCTACATCTATTAGTTCACCGTCTGGTCCGAGTACATCATGATCTGGACTATCAAAAACTGGATGTCCGAATTCATCAATAAATCCTTCGTAGTTCCACTCCATTGGGATAAACAGAGAATATAAACCAGACTTTGTTTGTCCGTTTTTGTTTCTTGAAGTAACGTCTGAAGCATTGTATAATTTTTTAAAATTACTCCCACCTTTATCTAAAGCGTTTGAGGTTGAACCCATCATACATTTTCCAACTATCCTACTACCTAATCTTAAACACGTTTTTGTAACTCTCCAGTTATTTAATATGTTATCTGGTCTCTCCCATTTACCACTTTCATCATGAACTAGTAAATTTAGTTTTTCCCCATCATAACTATTATCTCCTGTGTTCTTCCAATCAATAGTTGTATCTAATCCTTTAATATCTTCGAGTTGTTCATTCGCTGTAATCTTCTTTCTCGTAAACTTACTAGCGGGAACACGATAAGCAAGCTCGGATTTTGGACGATCCATTCCATCTTGTATAGGTTTAAAAAAGAACGGATAGTTAATTGATATAGGAACAACCTTGTCTGTAAACATTTTTTTCGCATCTGCACCTGATTTTGATAATATACCATATCTACTATCACTTGATATAGTGGCTAAGTTAACTGTTTCTGCTGACGACATAAAAGAAAATCCTGATCTACGGTTTTTAAGGTAACATATTCCGTAACATCTTTTATCTGCTTTACAGGCTTCCCAGAATATATAGAACAATCTGTTTGCTTCTCTAAAATCTGGAGCTCCAACATCAATCTTACTCCATTGTAAATACATATAGTGCGTACCGGTTATCCAGGTTGGCTTACCATTATTCATGAACCAGAATCCTTCATCTCGTCGTTTGAATTCTTCGTCTATGTAATCGTACCATTTTTCTTTATTGTTTTCCGGATAATTCCTCCAATCGAATATGTTTTTGATCCTCTGGAGCTCTTTAGGATAGTCCTGCTTAACCCATTTATTCTTTGGATGCTTATATACTTCTTTGGGTGGTTTCGGTAGCGCTATAATTAAATTTTGTATTTCTATGATCTCTCCTATAACTCCATTGTGAGATAACACAATTAAGTCGTGTTCTTTATTGTAACCGTATTTCCATTTCTTACCTCGATTCATTCTAGTGATCGTGGTTTTCTTTATCGGTTCTACTATGTTAACTAAACTTTGCTTGTACATTACTTAGATCTACCTTCTGCGAATCCTTTAAAGACTTTTTTCTCTGCCTCTTCAGGTGCTTTGCCCTCCAAAAGGTTTTCTTCTTCTTGAATTCTGTTAAGTATTTCGAATGCGTCAAATATAGCTAGTTTTTTAGTAGCTGCGGCATTTTTCAATCTATCTGCTGATATGTCGTCGTCTGAATCTACAATCGGTTCCTTTGCGACTTTAATCAGTTCTTCTACTGCTTTCTGCCCAGCTTGGATTATATTCTTCTTCGTTTCCTTGGTATTCATATTTAATTGTAATAAATTGTGTCATAACTCTATATAGTCTCTTTCCATCAACTACAAACTCGTATGTTGAAAAAGGTGTGAATCCTACTAGATCTCCTTTTTCGTAAGAACCATCAGTATGTTTAATAATACCAATACATGATTCTTCTTGATCTACTCCTAGATATTCTCTATCTTTAATAGGTTGTACAAAACAATATCCCTTAGGAGCTTTCCACTCTCCGTTTCTTTTATATAAAAATATTTGATCTTCTTTTACGAGATAAGTATTTTCATCAAAGAAACTTCTGCTGTTTCTTTCTTTACCCTTAATATCGTGCCAACGTCTAAAAACATTGTGGTGAGTTACAACAGTGTCTCCTGGTTGTACCTCTGATTTAAAAGCAGTGGGAACAGATTTAACAATAGCTTGTCTATTCACAAATTGGTGATTATAAACCTCCGTATTGAGTATTAACTCAGAAGTTCCGACTTTAGTAGTATTGTTGTATCTGTTTCCCTTTGGCTCTATAACGAAGTCAAAAGGCGCTTTCATTAATATTCTAAGTTATATTCTATAGATATCGCCATGTTTTTGTTGAAGTCCTTCCAAGGTAAAACATCTTTATTCTTCTTGATATAAATAGAATATTTATCTTTCTCTTCTAATATATCAATAATTTTATGTCCGCCATATACCTCTTGACCAACAGCGTAGTGCATGGCGTCGTTTTTATAATCCTTACCTACGGTAATCTTCCTAATTAGTTTGCTCATCTTTGTTGTGATTTATAGTACCATCTTGAATATTAATATCAGCTGTACCATAAGTCTTTTCAAACCCAGACTGTAACACGCTTAACTTCTCTTGTAGTGTAGATACATAGTGTAGTAAATTGTGTTTCTTACTTTCAAAACTCCCAATTTCCATTTGAGCTCTATTTAGATCGTTTACCGTTGATTGTACTTGATTTAATTCTTCGTTTGTTATTTTAGAAGGTTTTTCAGCCTTCAACTCCTTAATTTTCTTTACTGTGTTCTTTGCCATTTTATTTAATTTAATTTAATTTAATTATTTATTTTATTTTTCGAACGAAAGCTCTAATGTTATTGGACTTGCATTTATAATTTCATCATCATCTGCAGCCGCAACACCACTAACTGCTTCTAATTGAATATGTGTAGAGTCAATAACAGATTTGATAGTTCCTAAAGCAGTGTCAGAATCGTGTACGTGTATAACATCTCCCTTATCAAAGAAGGTTAACGCATCTACCGTTTTAACTAATAAACCTGTTGTTGCTGTTGTGGCTAAACCTGAAGCTTGTGCTCCGTCAGCTAAAACCCCCGTAGAAAAATTAAAATGACCACCTTGCGTGCAGATGGCAGCTACGTATAATCTATCATATCCAACGTTTATTCCGCTATCAGGCGTACCTTGTAGTACCGCGTTAGATACCTGATCAGCACTTGCTCCGTGCCCAAGAGATCCTATGATTATATGATCTAGATCAATTTTGAAATTAGTGTCATCCATCGTGATAGATCCAATTACATTATTAAAGTACCCTGTACCATCCGCTGTACTATTACCTGTTCCTATAGAAGAAGGAGCTGTACCATCAACGTTTGCTTTTGCAAATACAAATTGAATAGATTTGGCTGTTTGAGCGCCTCTAACTATACAACCTATATCTAATAGTTTACTAGGTCCTTTTGGAACGTCGAAAGCCGCCCAATCAAAAAGAACGTCACCATCTCCAAAAGCTAAATCAGTTTTATTTGATTGTATTTGAGTAGCAACTGGCATCACCGGTTTTACTGTTACTGTGAAATATTTTCCCATTTTATTTTTGTTTTACTTTTTCTAATGATCGTCCACCAAAATAAGCTCCAATCACTGTTATTAATACTATTTGTAATAAGTCTGTCCATTTTTCTTCAACTACGAATTTAATTGTACCAGCATCAATAAATATCATTAATACTGTAGATACAACTAAAAAAGCCAAAGTCATTGGTCTTATGTTTTTTGCTAACCAAGAATCGGAATTCATATCTGCTTCCCAACGTTTAGTTATTGTTTTCTCCATTTCTACCTCGTAGTTGGAGACTAGTTCTTTTACTTTTAATTCAGCAGCTAACTTCTCTTCTTTCGATGTATGTAGGTCGTCTATAACGTCACCTACACCTTTTACTAGTTCAGTTGCTCCACCTGAAAATATACTTGCTAAGATACTCATCTTACATTCCTCCCTGTGGCACGCCCATTCCTGCTCCCGCGCCTGGTCCTGGTGGTGTTCCCGGTGCTTCTTCTGCTTCTGAAACTCCTCTAACAACTAATCCACCTTCACCTTCTTCAACTTGGTAATCGTTATCCATAACGAACCCATCTTCGCTAACTTGTAAAATGTTATCTGGGTCTTGTACTGGAATTGGTTCCATACCTTCTCCTGGACTAAACATAAACCCTTCTTCTGTTTTAGTTATGTCTTGTCCTGGTATTGTTTGTGTTTCTCCACCTACCGCAGCTTGCATTAGTGGACTTAATCCGTTTGTCATATTCATTGTTTTTATGTTATAGGGGGTAGCTGTTTTATAAGATCCACCAAGCTCTCCGCCTACCGTGGATTTTACCCCAAATTTTGATTTCTTTTCATTTGGTGACTCCATTTATCCTTGAGCTATCTCTTCTTTTAACTCAGCTTTAGCCTCTTCTTTTATTTGCGCTCCAGCTCCGCCTCCAGTATCTCCACCACCACCAATACCAAGTGCTTTTCCGGCTATGCCTAATACTCCTCCACCTAACAAAGATTTACCAGCTCCTTTCCAATCACCCTGCAGACCTTTCTTAATAGCGCCAAAACCACCGCCAGTCATTACGTTAGCTGCTTTACCTAACCAACCCGCTTGTAAAGGACTGTCTCCAGATTCTTTCATTTGAAACGCAGAAGAAGGTGATCTACCATCTTTGATATTTGCTGTCTCTGATTTTTGATTTATTCCAGGGAGAGTATGTCCCTTCATTTTAAATGATGCTTGTTTTTTTCTTGCCATTGTTTTTGTTTTATGTATTTTTCTTTTCAGCTTCTTT